ATGTTCGAACAACGCGTGAATTCTGACGTACTGACCGTTTCCACTGTAAACTCTCAGGCTCAGGTAACCCAAAAACCCCTGCGCGACTCGGTTAAACAGGCACTGAAGAACTATTTTGCTCAATTGAACGGTCAGGATGTAAGTGACCTGTATGAGCTGGTATTGGCTGAAGTTGAACAGCCACTGTTGGACATGGTGATGCAATACACCCGCGGTAACCAAACCCGCGCTGCCCTGATGATGGGCATCAACCGCGGTACTCTGCGTAAGAAATTGAAAAAATACGGCATGAATTAATCGAAATTCATAACCTATTGTTTTTAAAGAACGCTTGTCAGAAATGGCAGGCGTTTTTTGTTATTTGTACCCCACCGTGTACCCCACGGGGTGTTACACAGAGATAAAAGCACAAAAACAATCCATATTAATGGATTTATCCAAACCTCATTATAAACTAGCTGTGTATTGTAAGGATTATTTACGCTGCAATGCATACACAATCAGCTACAAATCCTAGGGAGAAAGCATGAGAAACAAAGTTTCACACCATCACAACCTAAACTGTGAAGCAGCAGGCCCAATAAATTACATATTTAAACCATACCCAACCAAAGAATTGAAAAGTGGGGCACTAGATTACGCTATTGCTCAGAGCATTTTTGATGATGCAACAATCAGCGTCTACTTCTTACCTGGAGGTCGTTGGGAGAAAGTCTTCGTTACTGAAAAAAATGGTAATAAAATAGACCCTTGGTCTGTAACCAAAGATGTGGAATTAGCAAAAAATGTTATTTTAAAATATCATCCCCAAAAACCTACTATTGATGAAATAAATTCACTAGAAATAGATGAGACAGATGAGATGTTACGTAATATCGTCTTAGATAAATTAGGTAAACTGATTGATTTACCAATTCAAAAACAAGGTAACAACCATTAAAGTGGTGGAAATTGATACTGGCCTTGTTAAATACCATTAAACGTGGCAAGCCTCTGCTGCTGCTGTTCGCTCATATCAAACGAAAAATCTTCATGCTCTGCCTGCCACGTACCAAACGACATCAGGAACGCGACGGCAGGGTCTATCTTGTTAGCAGATTTCTTCTTGTTCGGCTTAATGTTGGCGTTGGCGTCCGTTTCCATCACCACATTGCTCATTGCCCACGCCAGCACCGGATCACCGTTGTGCCGTATTACGCGACGGTTAACAAATACCTCTGCGGATTTAGCTACCGGACTAAATTTAAGGTAGGTTTGCGGGAATGGCTCGACGTCCAGCCCTGCGCCCTGTAGCTGGGTGCGTAAGTGGGTAGCGTTCCAGGTATCAAAGCCTACCAGCGTGATCCCGAATCGCTCCGCATCCCGTAAAATGTCATCGCGGATACGGTCATAATCGATGCAATCTCCCGGCGTGGTGCGTATCCACCCCGCTTTCGCCCACTGACGATAGATAGCCCGGTTTTTGTTGGCGACGTTATGCAACTGCGCTTCAGGCAGGTAATGGCGGGTTAAAAGAAGAAGTTCCCGGCCAACGGGGAAGGTATAGCAAACGCTGGCGATATCTCCGGTAGAAGACAGGTCAAGCCCGGCGTAGCAGTCCTGACCATCCAGATCGTCTTCGGTGTAATCGGCCTTACAGCCCTCCCAGGCTCCTGCACCCATCCACGGCGTTTCACCCTGACACCAGACATTAAACCGCTTGGTGAGCATCTCCACCCACTGCGACGGAATGCCCCGCGCTTTTTGGATGGTATCGGCCAACGCTGCCGCATCTACAGATACGTTAAGATTGGGATTGGCTTTCACCCATAACGCCGGGTCGTCTATCTCGTTTTCGTCGTCCAGTTCGTAAATCAGCGCGAATAGCGAATCATTCACCTCGTCACCGTCCAAAATCTGGCAACAATAATCATAGTGTTGCTTACAGGCCGATACGACATTGCTCCCGGATGTGGTGATAGCAAACAGCAAGGCTTCCGGTCTGGCACCCATCCCCAGCTCAAGTGCCGAATACACCGCGTTATCCGGGTGAAGGTGGTACTCATCGACCACAGCAAGACTGGGGTTTGTCCCCTCAATGGTGGAAGCCTTCGCCGCCAGCGGCTTTAACAGGCTGTTGGATTTGGGGTAAATCATCTTGTGCTGCTGCACGGTGAGGCGCTTTTTCAGTGGTTTGGATAGCAGGCACATCTGACGGGCATCATCAAACACGATACGCGCCTGATCGCGACTCACGGCAGCGGTGTAGATATCCTGCTGGCCGTGCTCCATCACCAAAAACCAGTTAGCCAACATTGCCGCTACCGTTGATTTGGCGTTCTTACGTGGCACTTGAATGTAGGCACTGCGATACTTGCGCCGTCCGGTGGCCGCAACACGAAACCCCAGAATGTTGGCAAAGGCGAACTGTTGCCACGGCTCCAGCACAATAGGCTGGCCGCGCAACGGCCCTTTGACGTGAGGACAGAGGCGAGAAAAAGCGATAAAACGCGCTACAGCGTCCCCATCGAACATATACAGCGGGTTATTCAGGTCAGAAAAGTACCGTTCTACGGCCTGTTTTACCCGCTTACACGCCGGAATTTCACCGCTTTTTACCGCTTTGGCGTAATCATTATAGGCGGTCAAGTTCGTCTTCCTCTTCCGTTTCCACCGGATTACGGCGACGTGATACCGGGTCAAAGCCCAGCAAAGAAGACATCTTGATCATGACCTTTTCCGCATCAGCCTTCGCGCTCAACGCCGGGTTACGGCTTTCTCCGCCCTGACTGTTAACAATGCTAAACCCACGCCGGGCAAGGTCTTCCACGGCTTTGCGGTACATTGAGTAGTTAACGCAATAAAGTTCCAGATGATTCCAGTCGGCAGGAGTCAGATCGCCACGCTCTGCCAGTTGCTTGGCTTTCGCTTTCCATTGTTGCCCGGCGATCTCGTCAAGGTACGCAGGCGCTTTCGGGGGTCTTGCCATAAATAATTATTTTCCCTTCGGTTTTATTTTCAAAAAAATTGCTGTGCGTAAAAATTTGAGGGGGTGGTCGGTTCCTAGCGAACAAGGTTTTTTCCTGAAAACGCCCCCCACCCCGTCAACGGTTGCGAAACGCCTCCCGAATCTCCCGATCCCGTTCGGTGGTGCGTCGTGGCGTATGCTGGCCTGTTGCCTTGTCTTTGCACTCCCTGAACTGGTCACGGCTGCGCCTCAAGCCGGCCATCATCTGATTGATCTCCTGCTCAGTCATGGCCTACCTCATACATCCAGTCATTACGCTGTGCTGCCCGCGCCTCCTGCTCCTGGTACATCCCTGCTTTACGGTTAGCCTTGGTGATCGGGTCTGATTGCGTGGTCTTGCGGTTGTGATGGGTCTGGCATAATCCCTGGTGATTCCAAACTGGCCAGAACAACGCATCACTTTCGCCCTCTATCGGGATGATGTGATCCACGATGGTGGCAGGGGTATACACACCATCCTTGAGGCAGTGAGCACACAGCGGATTAGCACTGAGGAAGTGGCGGCGATATTCTCCCCATCGATTGGAGTAGCCGCGTTCGGTTCGAGTGCCGCGTCTGCTGTCGCTCTGGCGGCGGGCTTCCCGCTTATGCTGGTCACATTTGCCTGACTTCACACGCACGTTACAGCCTGGCTCGGTACAGCGGCGTAAAGGTTGATAGGGCATCAGTACACCCCCGGATCACGATAGACTGACCACAACGCAGAAATAGCTAGCGGGACTTCTTTTACCTCTACATCGCTAAGAGTGGCGCGGTATTCATAAAGCTGGGAAACGTACATCAGGCAACCCACCTTAATGGCAGGGTTAAATTCCAGCCCATCATCAAAGCGTTTACCGATATGTTTCTGGCACACTTCCAGCGCCGCAGCGATATAGCCCTGAATCAGTACATCTTCGTCATCAGCATCTACACGGCAATGGAGCTTTGCTTCTGCCAGCGTAATCATTTCAGTCACGTTTCACGCCTCCCTTACACAGCAACTCAAGACGGGTAAAGGCTTCATCAGGAATGGCTGACACGATGTTGTAGGCCATCGCCTCACGGCCTTTCTGTTGCCAGATAAGACGACTGGCGCTGGTCACATCAGCCCGGTATCGCATCCAGACACGGAAACTCACTTCTGCCATTTCCGCACCGGCTGACACTAATTCACGTCCGTTTATGCCTGTTACCTGCGCCCACACCGTAGCCGTATCGCGCCATTCTTGAATAACCTGACCGCCGGCATCCCGATAGGTTGTAAAGTGTTGAATCGTCACCCGGTGACGTAATCCGCCTGCTCTCACGGCTTCGCCTCATGTTTCACCTTCACTTCCTGTTTCCATGCCTGGCTGAACTCGTCGCCTCCTTCGCGTGGTGGCATCCCTTCACGCTCCCGCGCTTCATTCGGACACATCACCCCGGACTTGATCGCCGTCTCGTAGCTGGTGAGGCGCTCTTGCGGATTCGCACGTAGCAGATCGGCAGAATCGAATTCCACCTGATAGCGAATGCCGGGAACGCGGGGCGTGATTAACAGCGCGGCCTTGATTTGTTGCTCAAAGTTGGTCAGCCAGGGGCGCATGGTCATGGTGAGAAAGGCACGGCTTGCCTCGCTGAAATTGCTGTAGGTACTGTTGGAATATTCCTGTAAGAAGATAGGCGACACGTTGAACATGCGGGCAATGTCTTCAATCGTGAAGCGGCGGGACGCCAACCACTCCGCATCCTGATTACTCATGCCTAACTGCTCGTACTCCATATCACCTTCAAGAATGGGGGTTTTCCCGGCATTACGCGCCCCTTTATAGCGCTCCAGCGCATCCATCGCCTTTTTACCGTTCGCACTGTCCAGCCAGCCTTTAGCCTTGATAATGCCGGACGCCATCATGCCATCTTTCATAATGCTGGCACCGTGTCGCTGTTGGGCGATACCCAGCCCCAGCGTTTCCCGGCAAATGGTGACGGGAGAACGGCCTAGAAAACCGTCATCGGTGGCATAGCGAAGGTGTAACACTTCTTCCTGAAGGTAAGTTCGCACTTCCCCGCTGAATGGCTCAGTAATGGTGTAGGTAAACCGATGCGGCTTGATGCGCTCCGCGACTACCGCATGAGGGGGATAAGGATGCAGGGATTTAGGCTGTCCATCGCGCCCCCACTCAATCACAGCGTAGGCGTTACCATTCAGCAGGCAATGGCGCATCATGGTGCGTTTAAACTGGTAGGCCGTCTGGCAATCGTTAGGTGCTTCATTCAGCAGGTAATCAACCGGATGGGTATGCAACCATTCCCGCGCTTCCCGGCCATTATCATTCGCTACCCGATACAGATAGCACGGCATAGAAGCCACCGCTTCACTGATTACCGCCACAGCATTCATGACCGCAGGCAGAGACTCCGCCGTACCGGGGGAAACATATTCACCTGATCCGGTATTGGGAATCCCTGCCATCGCCAGGAACTCATCGATAGTCATGCTGCGCTGTTCTGCCTTGCGGCGATTGAAAAGCCACATATCACAACCCCGCCAGTTCAGCCCAGCGGCGACGGTTATCATCGGTGCGGCGTAATTCAGGGTATTGGGCAAACAGGGAACGCTGTGCAATCTCTACGCCGCTTTCGGGGTAGGCGGGCATACTGGTGACGGTGATTTCACGCAGTTCGGCGGCTGTCACAGTACGCACGTAAGGCGCTGGCGTGATATCCCATGACTCTTTAAGCGCCCGGAAGCCAAAGCTCATACCGGAAATATCACCACGCTCCACCAGCGTTAACACATCGCGGCCTAGCTGTGTATCCGGTGGGGTAAGCTCAAAGCGTAGCCCGATATTGTCTTCCGTCAGTACCAGCGTACCGGACTTGCGACGGCCAAGCAGTTGGGTGTAATCATGCTCAAACAGCGCCCGCACATCGTTACCAGAAGCCAGACTTCCCGCAAATGCCCCCGGCGCGAACTGCTCCACAAATTCATCCCAGATAACCTCTGACAAGCTGTTCCAGCGCACGGCGTAACCCACCAGCTTTTTCTCGCTGGCGGTCACTTCTGAGGTGCGGACTTCAAACTCAATATTTTTCATGTCGGGACTCCATCAGACAGGAAAGGGGCTGTAGCCCCTTCAATCAGGCGTCAGCCAGTTCCAGAATCTTGATCGCGTTGGAGTCCACCACACCGCCGCCCAGGTACTTATCAGTATGCACCTTATAAAATCCGGGTTCGGTGATATTGTCCGGGCGAGTACGCACACCCGTAGTGTGATCGACAATGAAATAGCCGCGCTTGAAGTCACCTACCGCAAGGAAGGCTTCCCCGGCTTCGGCGTTTGGCAGGGTTTCAAGGTAGTGAACAGGACGGCCTAACAACGTATCGGGAGAATCCGCCACCAGCCGATCACGCCAGATGTAATCGCCATTACCGTTTTTCAGCTTCTGCAACGTGGCGGCGGTATTGGAGTTCATCACCCATACAGCATTTTTACGGTATTTGGCTTTCAGCTTGTACAGCAGGTCGATCAGGCCGTCAGAGGTAACAGCAGCGGCTTCCATCTTCTCCAGCGTACCAAATGGACGAGTTTTATCGCTGGTAGCAGCGCGAGGGTAGGACAGGAAGCCTGTAGATTTTTTGGTGCCATCACCGTTAACAAAATCGTCTTCTTCGGTGGCCGTGAAAGTATCGGCGATTTCAGAGGTCAGCCAGCCGAGAATATCTACTTCGGAGAAGTCGAGAATCTCCTGAGTGGTTTTCGGGTAGGCATACACCGGATTCACCTTGATGGACACTTCTTCCAGCTTCGGCGTGCTGGTCTGGGTGCGGGATTCGCCTTCCGTACCACGGTTCACCGTAGCACCGCCCACCGATACCAGCTTTTTGTATTCGTTGGTCTTGGTGGTTCTCACCGTCGCGATAGAGCGCATCACGCTGTCGTCCTGCAACTGGCGCATTACGTCTTTATCCAGTTCAGGAATAACGGTATAGCCACCGTCAGCACCCACCGCCGTAGACAAGGTGCGGGTTTCGCCTGTCAGAATGTAATGGCGTAGCTCGTCATTGGTGACTTTGCTTCGGGTCGATTTATCTTCAGGGTTGTTTTTCGCGTCTTCACGTTCTGCCGCCGCCAAATCTTCAAAACGCTGGATTTCGGTATTCAGGCTTTCCACCTGCGCCTTGATCGCATCAAACTGTTTGGCTTCTTCTTCGGTGAGGCTACGCTTCTCTTCTTCCGATTTGGTCAGCAGGGAGCGCATTTGCGTAGTGAGATCGGTTTTCTTCTGGCGGAGTTCAAGCAATTTTTTCATGTGGTGGTTTCCGTAACGTTTGTAGTTAAGACGTGAAACCAGCGCGGGGAAGGGTTGAGACCGTTTAATTTTTTGTGCGTCAGCATTGCTGACTCGCAACTTGATTAAATGGTCAAGTGGCGGCTCACGTCTGAGTGCCACCCTTCAAGATATACATGAAAAACAATAAGTAAACTCACCATTTCCGCCATAAACAGCAACGAAAACAGGCGAACAAAACATTTACAATTTCCCTATTGTTCAGGCTAAAATATATGAACATTTTTCACCCAAAGGATACCATTGTGAGTAACTTGATTACTTTTATTATAACAATAGTAGGTGCTATCGTTGGTGGTTTGCTTGCTGGGTATTACTCATACAAAGCCACTAAGCAATCTCATGAGAATCAAGTAAAGATTACTGAAGAAAATGAAAAATTAATCATCAGCAGTTTATTACAAGCAATTCACGATGAATTAGATACGGTCTTCGAGAATTATCAAGAAAACATGGGAAACAAAATCGAATCTTTAGATTATGATCAACCGCTACTTTTTTATTATCCTTTAATAAGCGATTTCTTCACCGTATATAATGGGAATAGCTTCCTAATAGGAAGAATAAAAGATAATGATCTTCGGAAAAGCATAATAAAAACCTATACATTAGGAAAAGGAATGATTGATTCTTTCCGATTTAACAATGAATTATTAAACAAGTATGAACATTGGGAGTTTGTTTTTGCAGAAACTCAATCTGAAATTCATAAAAACAAAGCTGTCGCACACTACAACTCTTTGATTGAATATGCAAAAACACTAAAAAAACAACACATCGAATTAAAAGAAAATATCAAATCAACTACTCGCACCTTGATAAAAAATGGTGTATTAAATGAAGTAAAATAGATTTAAAAGGAATGTGATATGAATTTTAACTTTGATGACATGGCGTACCCTGATATTTTTCTAATCTCCGGTAAAGAGTTTAAAGGAAGCCGAAAAACGGGAAATAATCAAGTAGATATCCCGTTTACTGACGATCCGCAAATTGAATTAGGCGACATTCTTATCCAAAAAATTGGAAGCCGTGAGATAAACCTTAAAGTGGTTGATCTTTCGATATCAAAGAATGGAACGCTGAACGTGGGTACAACTCACCCCCACCTACTGACGTTATCCGTAGAAAATCTTTCTTCCGACGCACACCGGACAACAAAGAGCATGAGTACTTTTAATATCGGCTCCATCAACGGTGAGCAAGTTCAAATAGGTGAAAGTAATCATATGCTGGTGAATATCAGCATTACTGAACTGGTCGAGAAAGTAGCTAAATCAGACGATCCTCAAGCTAAATCCATGTTGAGGCAGTTATTAGAAAACAGTACTGTTGCCAGCATCGTTGGCGCAGGTGCATCCACGCTGTTAGGGCTACTGTAGTAATATGGCCTGGTAGAATCAGGCCTTTTGTTTACATGGTTTGGTAATTACTCTTTATCCAACTCCCAATGGTAAAACGCCCAACTTGCTGTTGATTGGGCACTATGGATGGCATCTTCAATCCCCGCACCTGTGTAGGACAAATCAGCCGCCATCCTCTGGAGAAGATCAAGGTAAGCACCGGCATCTTTCGACAATTCCTGCCCTCCTTGCTCTAGGCCAGATTGATACGTTTCTAAATCGAGCTTTTCAGAAGTGACAAAAGCGCTCAGTGCCAGGAAATCAGTCACGGTAATTCCATCTTTATTTGATAGCTCATCAACGGCGCTGTAGAGAAATTTGAGATCGATCATACGGCCATTGTCTTTACCAATCATTTTCATTTGATTTTTCCTATAAAATTAAAAAATATACGTCTAACTGTTCACCTGTTCACCTTTTCCTATTTCGCTTTTATTTTCATGGCGTTATAGGATGAAGGCTTTCATTTTAAGTGTTCACTACTGTTCACCCTAACCCTTCACCTTTTGGAAGAACTTTCACAAAAAGGTGAATAGGTGAACAGTAGGTGAATAGTTTATAAAAAAGTGTTCACCCATTAACTTACTGTTATTCATTGATTTTTTAACAGGGTGAATAGTGGTGAACACTTTGCCTGTAAGTTTTATTTTTTCCCCTCTTCATTTTGGCTGCTTTGGGGTGCGTCGCATTGCGGCATCCAGTCTTCCGAATCTTCGTTGAGCGTAACGTTTGAGCGTAGCCCCAGCTTGGTTTTTCGCTTCTGGTACTCCTTGCCATACTCCGCCATCGCCCCCGGCATATCCGTGCCGAATCGGGTTAACGATACGGGCTTGCTCAGCCCATTGGCACGCATATAGGTAAGGTAAGCGTGATACAAGTAACGGCGCGGGCTGTGCGGCACGATTTCAGCGTTGCCAATAAACATGCCATCGCATAGCACTGACGCCATTAGGTAGCCGCAGAAGTCCACCAGCGAATCACCTTCACGCTTAATAGCTAGCGCCTCTTCTGATTTCTGCTGTTCATGCAACAAACGTTTTGCCTCGTCCCCGCCATCACTGGGAAACCGGCTTAACAGGTGCCGCATGATGACGGCCAGTTCACCTTCTATCTTTTCCGGTAGCATTGGATCGCGTTCGTTTTCCGGCACAACTTCGGAGAAGTTGAAGATCACCCGTCGCCGGGATATGCCGCCGCTTCGGTCACTGAATGTCATGGCGTTATTGTTGACCGCCAGCACCACCGCAGGAATGCGCGTTGAGTAAGGCGCTTTGTGTTTGGGGTCGATAGATACCTTATCCCCGCCTGTTATCGCCTTAATCCCTGCGCCGTCACCAGCGTAGCGGGTCATATCCGGCATGATGATGAGCGAATAGCCAACCACCAGCGCACGATCTCGCGGGTCTTCCAGTGCCTTCATACTGGCCGACACGGTATTGGCTTTACCCGCCAGCATGGTGCAGATTTCCGCAAAAACGCTTTTACCGCTTCCCCCTGGCCCCGTAACTTCAAGGAACAACTGCCAGTCATAGCGGTTAGCCAGCACCATAAACAACGCAGACAGGACACGATCGGCTTTCCGCTTATTGTTGCCAACGGAACGGCTTAACCATTTCCAGAAGCTGGGCGCATGGGTCGCCAGCGTTTCCCCCTCTGCCGGGGCGCTGAATGGCAATTCACTGGCTATCAGTAACCAATCTTCCTGACTGTGGTCACGGAATTGTCCGGTACGGGTATCAAATACTCCGTTACTGAACCCGATAAGGTTACGAGCGGTAGCCCCCATGACAGGCAAGCTCAGTTTCATGGTTTCCACTGCCGACTTAATGGCGTTCTGTGAATAGGCAATCTCCGCATCGATAAAGATTTGCGCCATTTCCCGCTGTAAGTCTTTATCGGCCACTGGCTCCCATATCACGCCGTTGTAGTGGTGAACGGTATCAGAATCACCATGAACCGCTAAAGCACCGCCATAATGCGCCCGTAACACTTCACCGCGCTGGCTGGCTCCCATGCGGGAAAGGTCAGTTACCCCTATATCCTGCGCCTTCTTCTTTGGCGGGGATGAGGGAAACACACGGTTAATCCGCTCATCGTCACAAAGCTGGGCTTTCACATCCTCCTGACCAATAATTCCGGCCACCAGCGCTATACGCTTTTCACGCTGCTTCTTTGGGTCAGTCGCTACCAGTCCCTGATCGCACAGCCATTCGTAAGTGGTTTGGGCGGCATCCGCTAGCTTATGGAGTTCTACGGCTAATTTCCCATAACCTTTGGTACTGTCACTATGTCGTTGTATTGCCCGTGCTACGTCTTTCGGTTTCAGCACATGACCATTAACCCACAGATACAGGCAGGAAAATAAGGCGTCGGACATGGCTTCCTGACGCTTCACTTTTGTGGACATGCCTGACCTCCATCTATGCAGGTAAACTCGGCAATAAAGCGGCTGTCGGGATAAACACACTCCGCTGAATTGCCATCGCGCACAAACGTTACACGGTTAAAGGCGTTGTCCCTGACAGTGACACGTTGGCCGTTCTTGTCCTGATAGCGATCATTTGGTTGAGGCTGGCGCATTGCGTACCTCCATCGCTTTATCAAGATGATTAATCGCACCAGCCACCAACGATAAAACAGCGGCAACAAGATTAGCCTCTTCTTCGTCCTGCGCCTCATTTGATAAGGAATCAAGCCACATAGAGAGAACCGCCCTGGCCTGTTTGTTCATTACATTGGCATGTTCTACGCACGTAACGACTTCAAGGTGTTGTCCGTTCATGACTGAATCCCCGCATCCAGCTCCTCAAAGCACGTAATGGCGTAAATACCATCAACCCACAAATAAACTTCATGGCGTTGCTGTTCGTCAGTGATTTGGAGTATGACCTCAGTCAGTAGGTGCCGTAATCCCACCTGAGCGCGTAACAGACGACTACGTGATATGTTTTCCGGCGTAGCTGGCACTGGCGCACAAATGGAGCCAATCAGGGCGTTAACACGCCGCTGATCTTCGTAGTAGGCATCCAGATTGATTTCTTTAGGCATGACGCACCTCCGCCAGTTCAGCTTCTGCCCTTTCCAGCATTTCGGTGACAGCTTCAAGCGCGTTTTCTACAACATTGCTATTAGTATCCAACGACGAGATCAGGATAATAATCGCCTTAGCGTGGACAATCTGAGTGATCGCCTCTTCGGTATGATTAAGGTGATTTTTAGACATGACCGACCTCCGTTTCCGATGCTTGGAAAGCTTGATGCAGGCTGTTAAGGCGCTCCGCTAATACGAAAGTTAAAATCTCTTTAGCTTCCGGGTTGCTCAGTTCAACAATGGCGTAGGCCAGCGCACGGCACTGATCGATAACTTCTTCCAGTTCCAAAGGCGTGTTATCAAACATGGCGTCCCCCCTGAACAGGCAGGCGACCAGCAAAAACCATAACGTGGCCATCAGGAGAGTGTTCCCGTGCTTCACGTTCGGTTGTGGCGATGATGTGAACGATACCTTGAGACGAAATGCCCAGCGCAAGAAAGCGATACTGAAATTCGGGGCGAGTTTGGGTAGACTGGATATCAGCCATAGTGTTAGCTCCAATAACATTGTGGTTAGACGCCCGGTTAGTGCTGGTAACACTGCCGGGCGTTGCTGTTTTGCATATGACAGACTTGTGTTATACATTGTCTGACACAGACAAGCTAACCCTAGAGTACAACACGTGTCAAACACAAATTTACCACGAGGCAACAAACAGATCGCTTTTCGTGTCGAACCTGAGTTAGAGCAATCCATGCGTACAGCAATGGAAAGTGATGGTGATGAATCCATATCTGCTTGGATAAAACGCATCATCCGAAAAGAACTGAAACAGCGCGGTTTGGAACCAAAAAACTGAATAAAATCAGCGCCCTCAATTTTGAGACGCTTAAAAAATTTGGCGATGCAATGAAAGTTGCATCGGTTGACGTGATCGATCAACGTGTTATTCTGGATATGCTTTAGTTTTATGCAGTGACATGAGCGGCCCGGCATGGCCGCTTTTGTTTTATTTAGCATTTGGATTATCCTTCCCGAAATTGAGCGGCAACTGACTTAGGCTTTTAACCAGATATTCCGCTTTCTCCAGTAGAGCTAAATCATCCTGTCGTCTTCTGAGGCGACGGCCTGCATCACTCGAATCTTCATCCGAAAACTGACGAGCGGAAGTAACGATATGTTGTAGTTCGTTGATGGTATGGGCTAAATAACCATCCCTTTGGCGATCCAGTTCTTCCATGTAGTCATATACCGCAGCTTGAAGCTCATAGCTGTAGCTCATTGCCATCAGGCAGGCTTCACGCTTAGGGAACCGGTAGCAAGGAAGGTCACGCCCCGTACTGTCTTTGTACTGAGCCAAAAATTTGGCCGAGTGCTCTTCACCCAAAACTTTTGGTGCTTTTGCAAGAATGTGCTTATGTTGCAGCACTCGGTATTTTTTACAGGGGAAACTCAATCCCTCCGCTTTGGCCTTTGATTTACGTTCGTCGTTTATATAAGCAACCATTTGCAGGCTGCTCATCGTTGGCTCTGAATTAACTATCAGGCTGGTTTCAGGGTGATCGAATCCCTGCCCGGGAAGGGCATTTAATTTTTTCATCGTTGATTACCTGTCGTTAATTAGGCTGACTTGCGGCTGTATGGTGTATTAACGTTCTCGACCGCTGGGGGATTGCGAACCCACCAGAGCACATCAGAAAGCAGCCAGGCGCAACTATTACGGCCAAAGTGACAACGGGGCGGGAAACGACCTTCTTGTTCCATCTTCCAGCGACTAGAACGGGAAAGACTGGTGATTTCGCAGCACTCGTCTTCACGGATACGACGTTCGAACTTGAATCCGTACTCTTCTAGAAGAGTACGGCGCTGTGCCGAGTTTGGCGGGGTAAAGATATTTTTAGACATGTTGCCTCCACTGTTTCTACGTTTTGTGAAGGCTATTTTTATGTGAATTTATCGCCGTAGCATTAGAAAGAAGTTAAATTTATTCTTAGTCATGATTTATTGACTAAGAAGAATCTATAGAGTTTTCCTATAGCACTTTTCTATCTACCAGTTCCCTTCTCAGTTTCTCTATAGAAAAATAATTAAAGATTTTATCTAGATTTGGTTTTATGGTCTGTGTGATTTGAGTTTCACCATACTGACCATCGGTGTATATAGACACAGCTTTAACTGAGTGAGTTATCTTATTACCACTTATCTTTTCCCATATCATAAGATCTATTAACGGGAATAATGAATAATCCAATAGCCTCTTCTTTGCCATATCCCAACGCCAAAAAGAACTTTCCGCTCTCTTTTTTATTGACAATGATTCACGTAGTTTTGGTATAAGGTTAGACAAATCATCTAAAATCATATTTTCCGGGAAAGACATATCTATTTTTGCATAGAAAAAACCGCCTTCATCTTTATGAATATATGAATTAACAGATTCAAAATCCATAAATAACCCTAATACTGAATCAGAATACTTCTCTCTATTGGCATCCAATTGCTCAGCTATACGATTATAATCGTGTACTGATATTGGGGTAACAGAATCCGTTTTTGGTAACTGCTTACCCATATTTTCAAATACAGAAGGGAAATTTCCTGAACTATTAAGGATAGAGCGATTAATAATTACGCCCCCTAACATCCCTTCAATTTGATTAACATTAAAATCATAATTAAATTTAAAAATGTGATACCTTAAAGACAGTTGTTCAAACAACTCCGCATCAGGTAAAGAATTTAGCCCCTCATAATTAGATATATTAAACCATTTTGGTAAATCGCTTTTTTTATTTATTCTCAT